CTGGCGGACCTGCACGCGCTTGTGGCCGATGTCCCAGTCCAGGCAGTTGTTGTCCCCGGCCTCGGTGTGGAACGCGCAAAGGCTATTCGCACAGAATTTCATTCGATTCTCAGTTTCAGCTCGCGGGCGGTGGAGCCCAGCAACGTGGTGATGGACTGCGCGAGGTTCGATGCTAGGGCGCCGCCCAGGATGAAGCCGCCCGTCAGGTTGACCGGCGTGCCGCGGAGGCGGTCGCGCAAGGTGATGTGCACGCGGTCCTGTGCCCGGCTGAACCGCAGCACGATGGTGCACGCGGCCCCGTGGAAGAACACTTGCCCGACGTCGAGCACCAGGGACTTTTCGTCGCCGTTCTGCGGGAACAGCTGGCGGACGGTCTGCCCGTTCGTCAGGCGAATGAGCGCGCGGCTGCGCTTCTCGATTTTGCTGCCCACGCGCCGCACGGTCTGCGCGTCCGGGTGCAGTTTCTTGACCTCGCGGAGCAGGTCATTATAAACCTCCTTGGCGGCAGCGCCGACCGCGTTGCAGGGAACCTCGACGGTGCACGGCGCGCCATCGACCAAAAATTCTCCGACCATCACGTTGTTGCTCATTCACTCTTACCAGTGTGGACTTTTTCCGTTTTGTCAAGCCAGTTTGCTTTGAAGCCGCGGAACCAACACCACGTATACAGGAAGCACAGGAAGAAAACCCCCCATTGCCTGTCGTGGTATGTCAGGGCGAACCAAAACGGTTGATTGCACAGCCCCAGGACGGACGACCAGCGGCGCCATTTGGGGCGCTTGTCCTGACTCAAAAAGATGGCGGTGACGCCCAGGACGGCGATACCTATTTGGCAAAGGGTTTTCATGGGCGCGTGTATATCTTCAGCTTGTCCTCGCGGCGGTCCACAATGAGCAGCGCGCCGTTGTAAAAGCGCGCGAGGCAGCCGGCGATGTGCAGCCGCAGGACGATGGGGATGTCAGGGTTCGAGGGTTCGGGGAAATTCATTTCCGCGAAGCGCGCGTCCAGCGCTTTTTCCAGTTCAGATTTTTTCATTTGGAACAAAAAGTTCGGGCGGCAGCGGCTGGTCATTGATGTCCACCAGGACGTCCTCGTAGCGTTCTGCGCCCGGGAAGGGGACGAAGCCCGCGGTGTCTCCCATCCGGCTCACGAGCACCTCGCCGAAGCTGGACTTGAAGCGCCAAGCCATGCGTCCGCGTATCCAGATGCCCGGGCCATCGGCCAGGACGTTGAGCCGTGCCGCGCGAGCGCGAGCGGAGAGGGGTTTACTTTTTTTCATGGTATTCATTCACAAAGATGATGGTGTTGTCATTCAGCTCCGTTATGCTTTGCAGCGTCTCTTCGACGGCTTCCCAAAAACAGGTTTTTTGAACCTCCGGCGGTTCGTTTTCCCGGAGGATGGTCAGGACGTAGATGGTTTTCATTATTCCTTGAAGGGTTTAACCAGCGTGATAAAAAAATGCGTCCCGTCTGCCCGGTCGTCGTCGCGTCTTTCTCCGCAATATGTGCAGCCGAAATACACCGCAACAAACCCGTGCTGATTCGCCCACTTTTCCAATTCTGCTTTTTGTTTTTTGGTCATAAATTATTCCTTGGTTGCGGCAGCCGCTTTCAGCTCCGCGATGAACGCGGCGCCCAATTGTCGGTGATACTTGCAAAGGATTCTCCAGCCGAGCGCGGCCTGCTTCTGCGTGATGCTCGTGCGGTGCGCGAGCGCGTGCCCGATTTGAACGTCGACCGCGGAAAACCCGACGTCGTCGAGCTTGCACGCGCCGTCGCACACGCCGGCCAGCATCTTCATGCCCTGATGGACCAGCTCCACGCAACGGTCGCTCACCAGCTTCGCCTCCGCAGCGACGCGCTCGAACGTGAGGCGGACTTTCGTCACAGGCTCGACCTCTTCCACTTCGGCCTCGGACCAGTCCGTGATTTTGTCCAGGCAGGCGTCGATGACGTTCAGTTTTTCCACGATGGTGCGGGACATGTGCGCGTCAAGCGAGCCCTCCAAAACCAAGTAGCTGCACAGCACGCTGTCCTTTTGGCCGATGCGGTGCGCGCGGTCTTCCATTTGCGCATGCTTGCCCGGGACCCACTGCAGCTCGACGAAAATTACATGCGTGCCGGCGGTCAGCGTCAGCCCCTCGGCAGCCGCGAGGTTGCCCACGAAAATATTGCACTCGCTGTCGGTCTGGAAGCGGTCCACTTGTTCCATGCGCTTCGCCGCGGGCGTGTTGCCCGTGATGACCGCCGCTTGCGGGAACTTCGCCACGATGCCGGCGACGATGTCCAGGTGATGCGCGAACACAAGCACCTTGCCCGATTCCATCGCGTCCTCGATGAACGCCAGACACTGCGGCAGCTTGGCGGCGGCGACCTTGTGCCGGAGCTCGGCCATGTCCTCGAACGCGGCGCCCTGCCCGCGACGCAGCGCATGCACCGCGTCCGCGTATTCTTCGCGGCTCTCGCCAGCGCGGGCGAGCTCAACGCGGGCGCGCAGCTCGGTCAACACCGCTTCGCGCTCCTCGACCATGTGCGATTCCAGCTCGAGCAGCTCCTTGCAGCCGGCGGCGTCCAGCTCGATGACCTGACGCTGTTTCGGCGGCAGCTCCTTGAGCACATCTTTTTTCAGGCGGCGGACCATGATGGAGGACCGCAGCTTATGCTGCAGCTCGGCTTCATTCGAGTGCCCGGAAAAGTCCCAGCCGAAACCATTCTGCTTGGCGGCGCAGTAGCGGCGCGCGTATTGAAAAAAGCTCGCCTTGGGCCACGCAACGGGGTCCAGGTCGTTCAGGACCGGCCAGAGCTCGATGGGGCGGTTTTCGATGGGCGTGCCGGTGAGCGCGACCTTGCGGGCGGCGCGAATGGCGAGCGTGGACTTCGTGCGGCGCGCCTTGGGGTTCTTGATGTATTGGCTCTCGTCGCAAATGCGGAGGTCCCAGTCCCGGTCAGCAAACGCCGGCAGGAACTTGTGCGCGATATCGTAATTGACGATGACGATGTCTGCCCGGGAAAAGGGCTTGTTGGCATACTGCACCTCGACCGACATTGGGCGCGTTAGCCACCGCTTCAGCTCGCGTGACCAGTTAATTTTGAGCGTGTTTGGGCAGACGATGACGACGGACTTGATGTCGGGCGTGGCGTTTATCAGCCCAATGGCCTGGATAGTTTTGCCCAGGCCCATCTCGTCGCCAATGAGCACGCCGCGCTTGGCGCTCCAGCAGTCCAGCCCGAACGCCACGCCGGCCTTTTGGTAAGGCAGGTAGTTCAGCCCGGCGGGACGGGGAAATTCGACGTTCGCATCGGTCGCGCGGGATGCCTCGGCCACCGCGGACCGGCGCGCCTGCTCGGCTTTGGCGGCGACGGGGTCAACCGCGGCCCACCAATTCACTATCCAGGCGCCGTTCGGCTGGCGCTTCGGGGAGATACCCGCGGCCTGAAGCACGGGCTTGTTCTGCTTCCAGCAGTCCCAGAAGGACGACGGCGCCGACAGGGAGGTGCGGAGGATGCGCTCGCTTCCGTCTTGCAGGCGGACCCGACGGGCCGCGCCCCAGGGCAGGAGGGTTTCAATCTTAATTTCGGTTTCGTTCATGGCTCAATGTCGCGCAGGTCGCGCGTGCTGTCAAATTAAAGTTTGCGGCCCCGTCGCGTATCGGGCAGTGGCACCTTTTCACCTTTCGCGTCGGCATTTTGGGCCGGTTGTAGGGTTTCTCCACTCGCTGGCAAGTGCGACCAAGCCAGCAGACCGCAAAAAATTTGGGGAGTGGCGGGGGTTTCGAGCCCCTGGCGCCCCGGCATGCAACGGGTTGCCTTCCCAATAATCGGGCCGCGTGCCCGCGACCCGTTCTACCACTCAAAAATTGGTGACGCAGGGAGGAATCGAACCTCTGGGACAGTTTGCAACCGGTCCCTTCCAGGGCTTATTTGCAGCCCACCAGCTTCCAGTTCGCGCAGGCGCTTTGCTCCGGGGACAAACCCGGCCCTTCGCCACCTGTTGTCTCGCGTCCCTTCCACTGTTCCTCGCGTCAGTTGAGGCGGGCACCGCTCTGCCGGCATTTTCACAGCGTCCCGTTTGCAACCGTCCGCTGTTTCCATGCCCACGTTCGAGGTAGCTATCCCCGGCGGTGCGCGCCTCAACCGACTACCTGTAAAAGTGCCACATGACCATCAAACCGTCAAGGGGCCGCAAGCTTTTTTCTCACTTCTTTTTGCGGCAGCCTTTCCCAGTCGCGCAAAAATTCGTCAATCGGTATGCGCCTCGACAGCCCCCGCTGGCGTGCCCGTGAGCAGGCGCCAAACGCAAGGTTGATTATCCAGACGTGCGTTCGGGTCACCCGCGTTAATCGGTAGCGTTTCACGGGGCTGGCACGTATCGTGCTCGGTCCAGCGTGCGGTGGTTGTCGTCCGCCCGATTCAGCCAGACCGTTTTCACCCGGCAGTCCGGGAGGGACACCGCCAAGACGAGGTCCCAGCCCGGGCGGGAGGGCAGCGCCCGCCTCACCAGGACCCCGCTGGCGCGTCGGAACCACGTCTCGACGTGGACGATGGTCCAGGCGTCCAGGGCCAGGGAAACGGGCAGCTCGTGCGGGCGCAGCCCGTCGTGGAGTGCGGCCTCGGCGGCGTGCCGGGTGTAAACCAGCCGGGAAAAATTCACGGCCCGGACTTCTGCCACCAAGGGGGCGGGCAGGTAGATGTCGCGGTGGAAGTCTAGTCGCACGGCAGGTCCTTCCACACCCAGAGCGGGTGTCCGCCGTTCTCGTCCGGCAGCGCGATGTTGATGCGCTCCTGGATTTTCGCGGTAACGTTGTTGCCCTCGATTGCCGCCGAACAATATTCGTCGAGGTCGTCCGACTGGAAGCGCAGGGCGCGACGTGCGGCTGCCTCAGATGCGTGGCTAGAGCCGGTGACGGTGTAAACAATTCGGAATTGCTTTTTCATGGGATTACGTTCCGTAAGTGCCCCAGTCCGGCATGGCCGGCGGGATGCTAGCTATCGTGGCATCAAGCACATGCGCGTCGATGGGCGTGTGCTCGTAGGCGCGCACCACATACGCGTCGGGCTCCTCGCGATAGAATTTTTCCAAGGCCGCCCGCAGGCTGTCCGCGCTCAGGTCGCGGCGGTTTACCACCACGCCGTCTTTGCGGAATTTCCAAACAATCGAATAGTTCATGGGAGTTAAATTTTGTCCACTTCCACACTGATGCGGCCCACTTGGTAGTGCGCCAGCGAACGACCGGAAGACGATATCAGCAGCGCATACTTGCGCGCGGACACCTTCACGAAGGGGCCGAGGTCGTCCATGAACGGCAGCCCGTCATGGTTGAATTTGAACTTGTCGCCTACGGCGAGGTTTTTGAAGGT